TCTAGCCTGGTATGGCTGGTAAAGGAACAAGAGAATGTATCCAGAAGTAGAGGGATGATTTTCCTAATAGCTTGAAATAAAGCCGTTAGGTCAAATCTCCTTAACTACCTCTCTGGAAACTCTTCTCGAGATCCTTTATCTGCATGCACCAGGGATGGTATCCCAAGAGCTTTAGGACCTCTTATACCTTTAATACGGGGCAGATCATACTTAGCAATAACTATGTGTCTGACCGTATTAATGAGTACAAGAAGTCTAAAGTTGAAGCCAGAGCCAAATATAAATACTATTGAAGCTCCCTTTAACGGGGACCTTGCAAATGTATCTATTTTTGTCTCTGACTTTTGACGTGCTCTCGGGTACCGACCCCAAGTTAAGACTGATAAGTTAAGAGCAAACCTAAATCACTATAGGACAAAGAAAGGACCAAATGGTCACTCTCTATCCACTAGTGTGATAGATGCTAATAACTTGCCCTTAGAACTGATTGAAGATTTGAAGGTGGTCGGAGGACCACTTTTATCTATGACAATCAAGTCACTAAGGAATCAGTCTTTCTTGTATTATTTTCTTTCAAGGTATATGAAAGTAATTGGTGGTTCTTCATTTAGAAGACTATCCTACTTTCCTGATAAGGAAGGTAAGACTAGGGTTATAGGTATACTTGACTGATGAAGTCAAGCAGCTCTAAAACCACTACACACCTACTTAGCAAATACTTTGAAGAAAATAAGACAAGATTGTACACTTGATCAGTCGAAATTTAAAGAGACTCTAAAAGGAGCTGAAATCTATTATAGTGTTGACCTTTCGGCCGCCACAGATAGATTTCCTATAGCTCTAATTAGTAACCTCCTTAAAGCTCAACTGCCACACAATTATGTTGAGGCATGGAGTCGAGTGATGGTAGGCCACCCGTTTGATTACCGAGACCGTAAGGTCTCTTATAATGTTGGTAATCCTATGGGAGCTTACTCGTCATTCAACTCTTTTGCCTTAACGCACCATTACCTCATCTTCTATTGTTGTAAGGTGTTAGGTCTTGATTGAAAGACCTTACCCTACGCACTTCTAGGAGATGATATAGTAATTGGTAATAAGAGTGTGGGTGAATTGTACATGCAAATTATAAAACAACTAGGTCTAGAGTATTCACCTTTAAAAACTCATAAATCGAAAGATTTCTTTGAGTTTGCAAAAAGGTATTAC